GGAGATCGGATATGTCATCGTCACGGTGATCGCATTGGCCGTGCCGCCGACGGCAGCGGCGTAGTTCGCCCGCCCCTGCTTCAGGATGGCCTCATCGGGCAACTTGTCGAAGCCATCCTGAAGCGCCTGAAACAGCGCATTCACCGCCTCGGCGCGGCCGAGGGTGAAGCGCCCCATCCTGCTATCGTCCGTCAGGTTGAAATAGTCGTTGCTCACCGGACCAGCCCCCGATCAGTCCAATGGACGTGATACCCCTGCAGCACATGCGGCGGCTCGTAGGTCGCGTCCGAGACAATGGTGATGGAGATGTTCCTCCCCAGGCCGTCCACATAGGCTTCGGCGGACCCATAGGCGGGGGAGGACCAATAGAAAGAATCCCAGAGGAATTCGTTCCAGAAACCGCCGCCGCCGCGCACCGAAAAAGCCTGTTCGCGCGAAGGGGGCTGATCGGGATTAGCATAGCCGAATTCCGCGACAATACCAAGGCTTGTGGTGGGGGCCGCATTGACCTCTACAGCTACCTTGTACCAGCACTTGATCTGGTTGGGGGCACCGCAGTGATTGAAGGGCAGGCGGATGAAGGCGGTGACCTGCTCGCCGTCGAAGCTGGTACCGGAGTCGAGCTGATAGACCGCGCCATCCGCATCGCCGATCAGCAGCACCTCGGCGCCGTCGGTATCCTCGCCCGAGCAGGCGCTGGCGATGGTGACGCCCAGATCGAAGGTCAGCGACTCCGCCGTCTTGCCGCCCATGTAGATCACCAGGCCGGTGCCGTCGCTCCAGAACAGCCAATACTGGTCGCGCGCCCGCACGCGCAGCGAACCGACGGCGGAAACCCCGGCCGCGCGCTTTGCCCGGAACAGCGGTTCGATCAGGGTGGTGATGGTGCCCTGCCGGAAGTCGCCGAAGGCGTCGGTCGTGGACAGGTCGCGCACGCCCCGGTCATCCAGATAGAGTGGCCGGCCGACCAACTGCGCCGTCCACTCAATCGCGCCGGCATCATCCGACAGCGGGCTCAGGACAAAATTGTTCACATCATCGCCGGTCAGATAGGCGACCTTGTTGCGGCCCATCAGTATGAGTGCGCTCGAATACTCCAGCAGGCTGGTAACCGTCTCGCCGATGCTGAATTCCCATGCCCCCTGAATGGCGGTCCAGCCATGCGGCTCGCCCGTGCCGCTGCCCTGCACCGAGCCGCCCGCGAAGGACAGGACGAGGTGGTTCTTGAAGACGCGCACGTGCTTCGGCTTGTCGAGGCCCGATGTCAGGCCGGTAAAGATGGGCACCAGATAGGTGCCGTCCNACTCATGCGCCCGCCCGACGCCATTGGCGAAGTACATCCGCACCTTGTCTTCAGCACCATAGAAATTGTGGTTGGTGAAATCGTAGCGCCCGCCAGGCGGCAGGACGATCTCGCTGCTGTCACCGGCGATGGTGGCGACATTGGTGTTCGCGCCGACATTCAGATTCTCCGCCGAGAAGGTGCCCGTCTGGCCGGACAGCGTCAGCACACCAACCACATCGCCAGCGCCCCAGGTGCCGCTGATCAGCCCAACGCGCCGCACCGTGGCGGTGGCGCTGCTGGTGGCCCCCGTAATCAGATCGCCCTCCTTGATCTCATAGGTGCCGCCGCTCGAAAATTCCAGATAGTCGCCGAAGGCCTGCGCCTGCCAGCCGGTCGGAGTGGCCTTGTGCATGATGCAGGCCGTTGCATCCGCGTTGTCCCGGAACGCGTAGCGGTCGCCCTTGTACATCCAGACCCCGCGCACCGTGCCGGAGCCGACCGGCGCGAGGATGGCCGTGCGGCGGCGCTCGATGGCAGCGATCTTCCATGCGGCGTCGTTGGCATCGGTGGTCGCTCCGGACGGGGCGTCCGGACCATTCGCCAAAGCTATGTCCTGCGCCGATATGGGCGATCCCTCGGTCTTTATATAGGCTGTCGGCCAGGGGCTTTCCTCGACCTGGAGCCCCCACGCCAAAGCCTGCCCCTCCAGCGTGACGTTGCCCGCCGTGTTTGCCGAAAGCGTGTCGACAGGCAGGGACAGCGCGGCGGCATAGGCCGGGCGGACGGAAACGCGCAAGGTCGTGTTCCCGGCGCCAGAATTGCCGGCCAACTCCAGCCGCCACCATCCGTCTCCCGCATCAACAACGCGTGCACTCCCGGGGGCGCCGCCGATGCTGGACGCGGTGTTGAAATGCCCCGTCGCCAGATCCACGGCCACGCCATAATTGACTGTGCTGCCTCCAAAAAACGCCATCCCGACGGCGGCAATCCGCCCGGCGGTCTTTTGGCGAAGATAAACCGAGGTCGCATAGACAGTGTCCGGAGAGACGGTGACATCCTGCCCCCGCCCGGCGATCTGCGTGCCGTCGATGTCGCCAATAACGGACACCTCGTCCACACCATCGGGGTTCGGACCATCGCTCACGGAGAGCGACACACTGGCCGTCGAGATGTCGAGATAGGCGCTCTCTGTCCAGACCTCGCTGTAAAGCGCCAGATTGGAGCGGGATTTTCCGGCGACGGTCAGGCCCTCGCCGTTCTGAAAGCCGCCCACCACATCGGTGAGCACGATATAGCCGGCGGCATCGGCCGTATCCCAGGAGCCGGACTCCACGACCGCATCCAGCAGGGCGACGCCGGTGGCGCCGCTGGCATCGCCGGTCACGACCTCATCTTCTTCGATTGAGGCGCTGCCATTCCTGAAGCGCAGCACCCAGTAGGATGCCGCCGACGGCGCCGGCCGCCCGTCCATGCGCTCATAGCCGCCGATCCGGCGATAGCCCTCTGCAACGGGCTCGTAGTTCAGGCTGCCGATGGCGCGCCCCGGCGGGATCAGGACGCCCTGGCTGACAAGGTCCAGCCCGCCGCGGAGGGCGGTGAAGTCGGTTCGCTGGATGCTCGGGTAGGTCGCCATCAGGCGAGCGGCCCCACCGCCATCCGGAGCTGCGGCAGTTGCGTCGTCTCCATCAGGTTCATGAGGGTGCGCGCACGAAAATCCGCTGTGCCGCCGACGGCCAGCGCCTCGTCGTGGTCGCTCATCATTTTGAGGGCGCGCCAGACGATGACCATGTGATAATCGGTCGGGCAGATCGGCGTGTCGGCGTTCGCGACGAGCACCTGCGCCGTGCGCTGGTATGGCCCCTGCACGGTATAGGCCGCATCAGGCTTCGGCCCGATCATCAGCTCGTTGTCGGGGCTGACCGACCAGTGCATAGGCCGGTTCGCATCATGCACGCCGCGCAGATAGGTGGCCCGGAAGTCGGCGTAGTCGAGAGGCCGGATTTCCGATTCGTCAGCGGCTCCGAGGCTGGTCTTGTAGATCGTGACCCGATCAATTTTCTCATCGATCCAGCGGTTCAGGTCGGTGATGGCCAGGCTGGCCGGCGTGTAGGCCATCGTGTCCGGCAGCAGGCCGGCCGAGTAGTAGCGCCGCATAAACCGCCATGCATTGCGCTCGATCTGGATTTCCCGCCACGCCTCGCGCACCCAGTGGACGAATTTTGCCTCCCGGCCAACCTGCCCCACAACGGAGAGGGGGCGGCCGGAATCAACGGTGCGGCTTTCCCGCGCCGCCGCCTGGCAGAGTTCCAGGAAGTTCATGGCCGCTCCCCCTTCGCCGGGTCAGACGATCAGGCCGCGAGGCCTTCGGGGATGGAAAGCACCTGAAACGGATAGCGCGGCACCTCGACCTTCTTCATCTCGCGCGTCTCCTGGTCCTGGAAATACTTCCACTCGACCGCGTTCTTCAGTGCCTCATAGACCGGGTAGGGGATATCCACCGGCTCGCCACGCTGCACGAGGAATTCAGCGCCATTGACGGCCAGGAACACGTGCCGGTCACCGCCGGCTTGCTCGCTCTTGGCGATGTTGACTTTCACCTTCGGCAGACCCTTGAAGTCGCCGGGGGTGCTGTAATTGTTCTTCACATCGAAGGTGCCCTTCGACTTCTTGGTGCCGGCGGTTTCGGTGCTGCCGGCCTGCAGCGGCGCGGGCTGGCTGTTCTCCCGGACATCGATCATCTCGCCGGTGTGGACGGTGCGGATCAGCGCGATCAGGCGCTTGCGATCCTTCAGATTATCGTGGACATCGAGGCCCTTGATCATCGCGAAGTCCTTCAGTTCGGCGGGGGTCGCCTCGTCGATGGGCTTCTGCTTCATGGTCGGCGCGGTCATGGCGCTGTTCCTTTCCGGTGTGTGTCAGAGGATGGTGTAGTTGATGCGGCTGTCGTTCATGACGGACAGCAGGTCGACATCGACCAGCGCCGGCACGCCGACCGTGAGGGTGGCCCGCAGGCGGCCGTTCACACTGACCGGCACCTTTGTGGTCCGGTGGCTGTTCACGCGCACACGCACCTGACCGGCGGCCGGTACGGGCTCGCTCCGGTCGCCGGGCGGCAGATCGGGTGCGAACGCCTCCTGGATGTTCGCCGGCGGCTGCTCGGTGTTGGCGGCCCTCTCACCCTCACCGGGGAGATCGGCCTGCTCCGCACCGGCATTGCGGTCGGCGATAGCCGCCTCGGCCAACATCACCATGGCATCCTTGGTCTGGTCGGTCGTGATCTCGATGCCGAGGTGTTTCTTCGCCCATTCGGCGATCTTGGCCTTGGTCATCGAGGTGAAATTCGGGTTCTCAAGCATGGCTACTCTCCTTGGTGAGGGGATCAGGGGGCCGAAGCCCCCTGCCCGTCAGGCCGGGTGTCAGGCGCCCTGCCAGTTGGTGCCGGACGCGGCGGACACGACCAGCGCGCCGCCGAGCGGCTTGCGCACCGCGACGTACTGGTCAGCCGGATTGGCGCTGTCCACCAGGGTCGCCGTGAAGATGCCGGTCGAGGCCGTCACGACGCTCCAGTGCTTCTTGGCGGTCTGGGCACTCAGGATCGCCCCCACACTGGCCGTCAGGTCGCCGGAATAGGTATCGGCAGTCAGGCCGATACCGGTGGCGGCCTCAGACATCCAGATTTCCAGATTGTGGACGCCGGTGACGGTGTTGCCGGCGGCATCCTTGGCGGTGATGGTGATATCCATGCCGTCGGTGGTCGCGCTGGCCGCCAGGCCGATGGTCACGGTCGAGGCGATGCCGTCGAGCACATTCAGTTCTACGGCCGTGGCGGTCACACCGGAAATGCCGGTGAAATCGCCGCTGATGACGGCCTCGATCACCTTGGCCAGCTCGCGGAAACTCCCCCGCTCCCCGGCCCGCAGGTGCTCGATGGCCTGTTTCGCAGTCATGGACATGGCTGTCCTCCTTAATTGTCAGGCGCAGGAAGGGAGGGGGCCGGGGTTCAGCCGGCCCCGGCCCGTCAGCGGTTGCGGATGGCGTACCAGCCGATCAGCTTTTCGTTCTCGCAGATGGCCGTGCCGAGGGTGATGCCCTTGGCAATACCGTCCTCGTCGGAGGCACCGGCCTCGCCCGCATACAGGCTGACGCCGTTCGCCGTGATCCGGCTGCGCTGGGTGGTATCGTGATTGGTGGCCTGGAGGGCGTGACCGTCGGTCATGCCCCGGTACCACTCGAACACGATGTCGCCATCGGTGATGTTCGACACCCGCACATAATCGGCGTCGAAGCCCAGCGGGAGGTTCACCGCTACGCCGGCACCGGTGAAGGTGCCGGTCTTGACCTGGTTGTCGCTGCTCATGGTCTTGATCCTTCTCGTAGGCAGGCCGTGACGGGGCCGGCAGTCAGCCGGCCCGCGTCATTCGGGCATTGGATTAGCCGAGGTCGCTGCAGGCGACTTCGAGGCGGACCATCCAGGAGTCGTTCAGGATGACCGCGTTGAAGTAGCTCTTCCAACCGACCGTACCGAGCTGGCCCAGCGGATCACCGCCGCGCGGAGTGCCCGGATTCAGCACCTTGGGTTCGATGGCCCCGGCCCCCTTCAGCGGCACCAGGCCATAGGCCTCGCGGCCGAAGATGATGATCGGGTACACGTCGGCGCTAACGCCGGTCGTGGTGACCATGTCCTCGCCCGAGCCGTTGTAGGCGCCACCCAGATCCGGGAAGAAATCCAGGTCAGGGGAGAGCACGTAGCGCACATCGTCCACGCAGCCGATTTCCTCGGCACAGACGGGCTTGCGGCTGCCGTAATCGGCCACCGGCGTGAACCCGGCCATGTTGCGGATGTCGGTTTCCAGATCGCTGTGGGCGACGGCGATATAGGCCGCCTCGATGCCCTTGGTCTGGAACTTCGGCGAGCCGTCGAGGATCTGCGTGATCTTCTTGGCCTTCTGGCGCTTCAGGAGGCGGGTCGCGGCCTGCTGCTTGCGCTTGGTGATGACCGTGTTCACCGCGTTCCGGCCGGAGCCGTTGGCGTAGATCACGCTGGTCCCGGCGCGCAGAACGCCCCAGGTCACCGCCTCAAGGGTCTTGCCGGCCTGCTCGCCGCACTGCTGCGACGCATCCCGCAGGACGGGGTCTTCCGACTGGTCGGCGACCACATCCGTGATCTCGACCACATCGCCCCACTGCTTCATGACGCAGGTGACATCCTCGTACTGCATCTTGCGGGGCGACGGAGCGACGCCCTCCAGCAGCGGCACCGTCACCGCATCGAACGGGATGACGCGACGGAACTTGACCGTGTCGGCCTTGTTCTTCGGCAGCGGCTTCGACATGCCGAACTTCGCCAGCACAATGACCGGCTCGGCATGCGAAAGCATTTCGGTGGCAGCCCAGGCAGCGGTGCGCTGGTTGATGTCACCATAAGTCGTGGTACCAGTAGCCATTGCTCAATCCCTTCAAGGATTAAGCCGACTGCCGCTTCTGCGCATAGTGATCGAAAGCTGCCTCGAAATCCTCGGGCGCGGACGATCCGGTTGGACCGCTCCCCTTGCTCTGGACTCCTGCGGCGGCTTCGAGCTGCTGGCGGCGTCGGCTCGCATTACGATCTGTGTCCCGCTGGCCGGCATCGGCCTTCGGGATCTGCGAGCCCGACGTATTCCCCTGTTGCGTCGCACCAATGTGCTGCTGGAACCGCTTCACGACATCGGCCACCTCGCGGTGATCGATGACGTTATCGCCGTTGCGGACGATGGCATCCTGGATGTGGCGGGGCTGTTGCCGCGCCCAGTCCTGGAATTCCCGCTTCACCCCCTTCTTGGGGTCGGCCGGATCGTTGAACACGGCGTCATAGAAGTCCGGCACCTCCTGAAGAAGAAGCTCTTCCTCGCGCGCCAGGTATTCCTGATCGTCGTTCTGCTGGATGCCATCGAGATGGCGCCGCATTTCGGCGATGGTGGTTTCCTGGGCGGTAAGAATCGCCTCCAGCGGGCCGGCGACATCGTCGCCATATTCCTCGCGGAGCTTCTTCAGTTGTTCGGCGACGGGCTTGGAGCCGGTCGCCTTGTTGCCAGACCCCTGACCGTTGGGCGTGTCAGCGCCGGGGGCGGCACCCGATGGGGTGCGGCCGATCCTGGTGCGCATCTGCTGCAGCTCGCGATCAGCACGCGAGAGGCGGCCACGGTTGGAGCGGTTTTCCTGCATCACCCGGTCGAACTCGGCAGCCACTTCGGGCGGCAGGTTCGGGCGGTACTTCGCAATAGGGTCGTCGTCGGGTTTTGTCCGGGTCTTGTCGTCACCGGCCTTAGCCTTGCCGTCGGCGCCGCCCTTCGCGGGAGGGGCCTGATCGGTCTTTGCCTGCTGGCCGGTGTCGCGCTGGCCCTGGCCGTCATCGTTGCCGGTCTGCCCGGTCGCGGCCGTGTCGTCGTCGCCCTCGGCGCCGTCATCCTGCTCGTCGCGGCCCTGGGAACCGTCATCCCCATTCAGCGGCTCGGATGCAGATGCGTTGCCGTTGGCCTTCGACGTGGCGGCGGAGGCAAACTCGTCAAATGCCGATTCATACTCGTTCCCGGGGGCGGGCTCCTGGCCGGCGCCCGAGACGGTATCGTCACGGTCCTCGATGTCGTCCAGTCCGGACATGCCTAAAATCTCCTTCTCATCGCTCCGGCGGCCCCGGCTGGGGCGGCCCTTGCCTCGTCAGACCGGGGCCGCGTCGGCGAATGCCGCCCGGAACCCGGTCAATTTCTTCGGCTCGACCAGCTTCTCGACCGCCAGGATGGCGTCGCGCCGGCCGCGCTCGTATTCGGTTTCGATGGGGGACACGCCCCTTTCACCGATGGTCTTTTCCGCGTCGCGCCTCATCTCCAGCAGCGCGGCCTTCACGGCGCGCCATGTCTCGGAGTCCGGGTCGATTCGGTCGGCGGCCATCAGCGCGCCTCCAGAACGGACAGGATGCCGCCCGCACTGGCCTGGATCGCGGCCACGCGGGTCGCGCCGGCCGGCACGCCGACGACCAGGGGCACGCCCGCCGGCAGGAAGATGCCCGCCGTGGTGGCCTCGATGGTGCCGCCGCCGAAGGCGATGTAGCAGTTGGTAGAGGCGCACAGCCGCAGGATCGTGGTGCGGTCATTGAAGTTGGCGGCCGTGCGGGCGGTGGTGCCGCTCACGGTGACGGACTGATGTGGGCCGGGAATGAACACGCCCGACACAATCAGGCCATTATCGTCAACCATCTGCTTGGACATCGTTCTCTCCCTGACTAGATGGAGCCGCCGGCATGCTGGCCGGTGCGCTCCGCCATGCCGATCTCGGCCGCGATCTTGCGTTCCCTCGATGCGCGTTCCTCGCGCTTGTCGGTCAGCATCGCTTCGAGTTTTTCGACGGTGATGTTCTGCTGGGTCGCGTAGCCGAACATGGCGGTTTCGTGCTGAATCTGCGCCAGGTCGCGCTTGATCTCGCCTTCCAGCTCGACCAGCTCGCGCTGTGCATTCAGTTTCATCATCTCGATGTCCTGCTGCGGGTTCTGCGCGGCGATGGCGGCGTCGCGCTCGATCTCGTCTTTCGTCTTGAGCAGGTCATCGGGGCTCACGCCCATGGCCTGGAGCGCCTTGGCGGCCGTGTCATACAGCTTCATGAGGGGTGCGAGGGCCGGGTGCTGCGACCAGACGGTGGCGATGTTGGCGAGGTTCTGGGCCTGCACGTCGCGCACCAGCAGTACCGAGGAACCGCGGGCGTCCACCTCGTAGTCGCCCTTGATCTCGTCCTTCTTGGAGAACTGCATGTTGAAGTCGTACATGCGGCGGATCGTCGGGATGGTCATGTCGTCATCCCAACGGCGCACCACACGACGCTTCAGCACGTTGGTGCTGTTCATGAGCAAGGCCATGCCCTGCGCGGTGCGGGTGACTTCGCGGCCCTGCTCGCCCTGGGCAAGCTGCGTCATGCCGCTCTCGTCGTCGGCGAATTGCCGGGCCAGGTCGATGATGCCGACCAGATGGTCATAGCGGCTGTCAATCGTCACGGCGCGGATCGGCGACCAGCCGGACGGGGCGTTCTGCGGAAGCTTCTTTTCCTTCCACACCTTCTTGCTGGTGAATTCCCAGCGGCCGTCGACCGGCTCAAGGTGCTCCTCGTTCACGATGATCTGCGGCGCGGCTGACATGCTCGCGTTGTCCATCATCAGGCGCCACGCGGCATTGCCGGCGGACTGGCTGTCGCGCATCAGATAGGGAACGCCGAAGCCGAAGGGCGATGTCTCGTCCGGCTCGAAGCACACCATCGAGTAGAGCGATTCGCCGCTGTCGAGCGGGTGGGGACCAAATTTGAGGATGTGGCCCTGGCAGAACCACAGGATCACCCGGTATTCATCAAGCGGGTCGACCTCCATCTGCTCCAGCAGCTCGGCCTTGCGCTTGTCATCAGCGACCGAGAGCGCGAGGGTCATCATTTCCTCGGGCTCGATCTCGCCGTGATATTCCCAGACCTGGTAGCGCCCGAAGTCGAGAGCGGTCTTGTCGTTGTAAGTGATCTCCCGAAGCTGGATCATGTAGTCGGGGAGCAGGTCGCGGGGCTTGTCCTTCAGCAGATCGCGCAGCGCGTCCTCGTTGAAGCCGGGCTTGCGTGCCAGCAGCCGAACCTCTGTCGGGGTGAGCAGGTGACGCTGCAGGCTGAATGACCACTGCTCGGGCGTGGTGCCGCTGTCGGGGAAGAAATCCCACGGATTGACACGCACATTCTCGGGGCGCGGGTCGCCGGCATGGAACATCTCGTAGGCGCCCGCCTCGCCCTTGCGCCAGCGCTTGCGCACGCGCTGCATGGTCTGCGGGCCCTTCATGATGCCGCTGCCCAGCTTCACGAAGTCATGGATCACCTGACGGCTGCGGATGTTGTAATGCGTCTCGCGCAGCTGGTCGTCGATCTCCACCTGCATCGCCTCGGCGCGCTTCTTGGCCTCCGTCAGAACGGCCTGGATCTGCGCGGCACGCTGCGCGGCCGGCTGACCCTTCGACTGGATAAGGGCCTCCGCCTCGGCCTCGTTGCCGAGATCACGCAGCCGGTTGGCCTCCTGCGCGATCTGGTTGGCCTCGGAATCCGCCGCGTTCGCGTCATCGACCATTTCGGGTGCCGGCGTGGCCGAGATGCCCCAATTCCGGTCATCCGTCGGAAACAGCATGTCGCCAAGCCACGCCTCCCACGCGTTGCACTTCACGCGGGTCAGGTGGAAGAACAGCTTGCTCGACTTGCTTTCGTTGAGGACAGCTTCGGTCTTGGGGTCGTAGCGGCCATGATACTGCCGCAGATCGGCCAGCCAGCGCTGTTCGACGGGATACTTCCGGGTGACCTGCTCCTGCGCCAGCCGGTCCAGCCGCTGGGCGATACCGGCCAGCGCGCCGCGCAGGCGCTCATCGACACCGCTGTCTACGGCAGCGCCATAGCCATCCGGGCCGGATTCATCCTGCTGAACTGCCGCCAGAGCGACCATTGTGATACCGCCGATCCGTTAGTAACCGGCGCGCGTATCAGCCACTCCCGAAGAAAATCCGACCGCCCGCTTGATCGGCTGTATGGTGGCGCGCTGCATTCCCGATAACACGATGTAGCGCAGACAGTCCATTAAATGATCGTTTTCTTTGACGATATTACCGTTTTGGTCACGACGATAAAAGCGATACTCATACCAGAAGTATTGACAGGTACTGAATACTTTAAGCCTTCCGGTTGAAAGTCGCTCCCAGACGGCAAAGATGCCGGCCTCAACCGCGTTCTGTGTGGGCTGCAGGTCAAGGCCCAGGTTGATGTAGTCGACCAGCAGCTGCTCGCCGTCGCGCTGGGACCGGCCGCGCGCCGCTGGATCGATCACACCGGGTATCCACTCGCCTCGCGCCCGGATTGACGTCGCGTGAGTGGATGGGTGGTTTTTCCCCATGTAGTGCTCGGTGTAGATGTAGGCCGTGTCGGTATCGCGGTCGATGGCGCACCAGAGCGCGGCCGTGCGCTTCCAGCCCACATCCATGCCATAGCAGCGCACCCAGTGGCGCGGGATCGCGAAGGGGTCGACCATGATTTCGGATTCGGGGATCGGGTAGATCGCGCCGGCACCCAGCGACGGTGTGCCCTTCGACCGGGCATCGCGCATGTAGGGCATGGTCGAGCGCAGCAGCTCCGCCTTGGTCTGCTCGGCCAGGTGGGGCACGTCATCCCATCCGGCCTGCACCAGGTATTTGGACGAGGTGACCTCAGGCATCGCCGTAGCTCTCGGCCGGCTCGTCGATCACCAGGTCATGGCCGGGCAGGAACGAGCGCACCACTTCGGTAATGCCGCTCAACGGGGTGAATGTCAGCATGATGATGCCGTCCACTGTGGCGGTGCGGATCAGACATTCGCTGTAGACATCGGGCGGGCATTCCTCATCGAGCCAGATAACATGGCGACCGACGCCCTGGAACACCCGCCGGCCCTGATCGAAGGACTTGAACCCAAGCTGCGACCAGCCGCCGGAGATGTGGCGGATCGGTATGGTATCGACGAGGTTCTGCACACCGCTATGCCAGATCGGGGCGCCGACAGCATGGCCCGGCACGATGCCGCAGCCGTCCATGACCTTGCGGCCATTGCGCCAGCCGACTTCGCCCAGCAGCGTGAGCTGCATGATGTCGCGGGTGGTCAGATAGGTGTCGCCGGCCGCCCATGCCGATATCGGGTGGCTGAATCGCCTGCCCGTCCACCACTCGGGATATTCGCCCGTCAGGTGCGTCGCGACCTCGTAGCCGCCTAGGCCAAAGGTCTTGCCAACACGATTGGCCATCATGGCACAGCGCTCGCGATAGGTGGCGCCGGCCGCAAGAAACTCCATGTGCCGCGCGTATTTGTGCCGGCTGTACAGCACCTGACCGCGCTGGATCAGCCCGCCCATGATCGACGGGCCATCCCAGATCGTGTCATCGTCGGGATAGAGCGCGTAGAACAGCCGCTGCGCCTTGCGGCGCTCGCGCTCGTCCAGCAGCGCAACCAGCTCCGCCTTCTGCCCCGGCGGAAGGCGGAAGGCGGAGGTAGCGCTATCCGCGTTGATTATCTGGGGAGGCATAGCCCCATCCAGCGTTTTACGTGGGGTGGTTCTGGTATCTCGGTGTCCACCCGCTCCCAAAGAACCTCTCCATCGTCGCCCATCCGAACCCGCGCCCACGAGATTCCCGTCGCACGCAGATCGGCCTCCATCTCGCGATGAACCACGGCGATAGGGCCGGGCTGGCGAGCGACAAGGCGCGCCAGGGCATCGACATAGGCGGGACGCTTAAACCTGATGGCTGGCGGATTGGGACCGAATAGAGCGCGAGCCTCGGCAAGGCTCATGTACCTGCGCTCCAGAACCATGCGGGGCTCAAGAAACTCCAGCGCCATCTTCATTGCATGGTCTGGAGATGGTTTTGCCTCGGCAGGGACAATTGGCGCTCGCCCCAACACGACGGGGGCAGCCACCAGCGCCGTCGCGCCCATCAGCAGCGCGCGACGGCTAAGCACGACCGCCGATCCCGAACAGCCGCTTCTCGGCCCGGAAGGCGTCGACCTTGCCGTTGGCATGCGCCCACTGGCCGGGAAGCAGGTCGGTCTGCAGCACGGGGTAGCCGACACGGATGGCGGCACAGAGGACGGCCCAGCGATTGACGCCCGGTCGCGGCCAGCGGCTTTCGTGAAGGGGCCCGGAAAAGGCGCTGCGCGTCACCCGGTTGGCTGCCTTTGCCCAGTCCGGGCCGGGAATGATGAATTTCCCGCCGCCGGAATAGCCGGACTTGATCGCCCCCACACCGGCGAAAATCTCCGCGTCCGTCAGATCGGGTTCGATGTCGTGCCGGACGCCCGGCTTATCGCCCCGCTTGGCCATAGTCATATCCTCCATCAAATCCGCGCCAGGGTGTCGCTGGCGCGCTGGTTGAGCCGCTGCTGCGCGGCGGCATGATCGGGGTTGGAAAGCACGCCGAGGGTGTCGCCGGTCAACAGCGCCAGGATCTGCGCACGCTCGGCACCGGCGGTCGCGGCAATCGGCAGGCAGCGGATCGCCCGCACCGTCTCGCCCACGCCGAGCGGCAGCACGTCGCCCGGCCGGCGCACGATCTCGATGGCGCGCGGGCGCATCGGAATCCGCCGGATGAAGCCGCGATTTTCCAGCCCGGTCAGCAGCCGGTGGATGCCGGATTTCGTGCGCAGCCCCATCTCCACCATCATCTCGTCGAAAGACGGTGCGATATCCGTCGCGGCGATGGTCCGCTCAATGAAGCGGAACAGCGTCAGTTGCTTGGCGGTCAGCATGATAGACCTCCTATGCCGCCCTCCGGCGGCGGTTGCTTTGCCCGGATACGGGCGGTTGAATATCGAGCGGGCAGCCGGCCTCCAGCCACGCGCTCCCGCGTTCGGTGAGGGTGACCGACCAGGCAAAGAGCTCGGGCTGGCCGCGCTCGTCCATCTCGATCTCTGGCGGTATCAGCGGGTCAATTTGGCCGATGCCGTAGGCGAGAATTTGCCGCAGCGGATCAAAGCCAGAGACGCCAAGATCCTCGACGGACCATGTGTCGCCGTTATTGGACAGCGGGTGATCGGTGAAGATGAACCTCGCCCCCGTCAACCGCCACGCCAAGTCAGCCGCATCGGGCGAGATGGCCATGTCCTGCGCGGTCGAGGACACCATCGTTCGGTTACCCAGCATCGCCACCCTCCGCCGCAGCATCTGCGCCCTGCGTCAGCCCGAGAAGCTGCGCAATCCGCGCGTCCAGCTCCGTGTCCGTCAGATTGGTGGTCTTGATCTCGACCGGCGCGCCATCCTTGCCGGTCAGTTCCCGCTTGTTGGTGTGGACGTTGCCGACCTCCTTGGCGATGCGCTCCAGCATGTCGGCCATGCCGGGATAGTTCTTCCGGTCCTTCAGCGCGCGTGCCGCATGCGCCAGGTGCCGGATGCGGACCATCTTCGACGCCTCCGGCACATAGCGCGTGACGTTTTCCTCGAAATCCTTGCGCGTCGCCTCGAACATATCGCGCCACCGCTTCGCCAGCCGCTCGCCGGCCCGCTTGGTCGGATCATAGGCCTCACAGGACTGCGGAGAGACTTCCACGCCGAACCGCTCCCTGACAGCCTCGGCCGCCTCCTTCGGCGTGTCGTAGACCGCAAGCCGTTGAACAACAAAGGCTCTATGCTCGTCTTTCAGCTTGCCCGTGTTTCGCTTTGCCATCAGCCGCCTCCGTCAGGCCGCACGCTGCAGGCAGGTGCCGCACGCCAGCGACAGCCTGACCGGCGCAATCTCTGGCTTCTGCGCAGCGGCAATCACCAGATCGGTCGCCTGCTCGCCGGCCGCCTCGATGCCGAACCGACGCACGACCGAAACGAATTCTTCCACGTCATGCCCACGGATCGCCCATATCGGATCGCCCGTCTGCTGGTTCCATCGCTGCATCCCGAATTCATCAACCGCCTGGGCGCAGTGGCAAAGCTCGTGGTCGACCAGCGCGCAGAAGGTCGCATCGTCACACTGGTTCGCGAATACCGCATCGAAGGTCAGCACGAAGTCGGGCACGATCCCGTCGAACCACTCGCGCATCTGCTGTTCGCCCCGGGCGCGCTGCCATGCACCGGACTTACCAAGGGAGCGGGCGGGCATTTCAGCCTGTCCGAGGACACGCCGGCCCTGCTTCACGTTATCGGCATTCGTCCAAAGCGCACCGATGGCGGCGTCCCGCAGGTGAATGTGATCCTCGCTGTAGAGCGGGCCGTCGATCTCCAGGTAAGCGGCCCGGAACCACTCGACCAGCTCGGGTGCCGCCACGAAGCAGCCGCCGGCCATAAGCCCATCCATCGTGAGCAGGTCGGCCGGCGGGCGCGGGCGATTGAGGCGCGCAATACCGCTCTCGACGAAGGGTACGACGTTCGTGCCGGTCGTGGCCTTCGTGCGCGGTTGCTTCTTGGCTGTGTTGCTCGTCATGTCGCGGCTGTCTCGCCTCTCGTTCGTGATGGCGGCGCGGCGGTGGTGTCGCTTTGTTCTGGGGCCGGACTATGCGCGCCTGCCCGGCGGCCCGTCAACGATTTAGCGTTACAATCTGTCACGCTGTCGGACACAGAAACAGCCGGCCTACTCCGCCTCTCGCGTGCACGTGCACATACGCGTGTGCGGGTGCAGGTGGACATCGGCCGGGAAGACAGGATCATCATCTTCATCCTCATATATCCTGCTGCTTCTGAGACTCCCTATCCGCGTGCGCGTGCACGTGCGCCTGCAGGATGGTGAGTTGAAGGCAGGTGATCAGCGCGGGTATCTGGTGCGGATAGAGGGTGATGCTCTCGCCGGTTCCCTGCACCAGATCCACAGCCCCGTCGCTGGCCGGGATAACCTCGATCTCGCTCCATTCGCTGGCGCCGGGGATGGTCTGGTTTTTGGTCATGGCTTGGACCTCCGTGCTCACAGCTTTCTGGTGCACGGGGTTTCCGCGCCGCACTCGGCGACGAGGGCTTCCCATTTGGCAATGGCCGCAGCAAGCGGCCCATGGTCTTCCTCATCCCAATCCTCGGTCGTGTAGGTTTTGAGATCGGCCAGCACACCGCCATAGGTCGGCGCATGTTCGGCACAGAAGATCGGGCCGTCCTCGTAGCGGAAGCCCTCATCACCAACCAGCAGCGGCACACCACATGCCTCGCAGCGGCCGAGATAGTCGCCATGCGGCTCCAGCATCTCATCCATCATCCCATCCAGGTCGGAAAGCTGCCGTTCGTAAGGCTCCAGTTGGGCGCGTAGCGGCGCCATATTTTCTTCGACGGCACGCTTTGCGGCCTCGACGCGGTCGAGCCATGCGCGCAGCTGCTCGCGGGTCATCGGCGTGGCGGTCTGGTCTGTCGTATCGGTCATTTTCATATCCCTTCCGTTACAATTTGTTTCCCATAAAGCCCCGCATCCGGGCCTCTACCTCATCTTCCGTCAGGTCAACCAGGCGGAAGCCTTCGAGCGATTGCGCGGCCCGCCGCAGCGATTCCGGGTCCGCCACGCGCTCGCCGCGCTCCAGGATCGGCGCCGTTGCGCTGCGCCGCTCCAGATCAACCGCTTTCAAGCGCCGTACAGCGGCCCCGACATCGACCGGGCCATCGGACACCGGAAAATCCCCTTGCGGGCTCCCTGCCCCCGTTTCCGCGCGACGACGGGCTATCCTGCCGGCCAACTCCAGCCGCGTCAGCGCCATCTTTCGCTCAGTCAGTTCCCGGGTGACCGGAATGCGCAGTTCGGCCGGCTTGGGAAAAAACCGGCTGTGATCGCGGATGTGCCGCATGGCCACGATCAGCAGGTCGGGCGGCAGGTCCGCCACGGCGGCGCGATAGTGGTGGGCCACGTCGCCCCAGTTTGCCGGCAGGGTGAACAGTTCCAGCACGTCGGCCAGCACCACACCCACCATCTCGGGCGGGGCGGGGCGCAGCGCGGCGGCCAGCGCCTTGCACCCGGCCTCGATCTCGTCAGGGCTGGCCGGGACCGGCTGGTCTGGCGTCCAGTTCCGGAGCCAGGACGGTGGCGAGGCCGGCGCGGAGACGGTCGCGCTGCTCAGGGCTGCCCTGACGGTCTGGAGGACTGCCGGCAGGGCCGGGGCGGTTGTGGTGTCCATTGTCGATGTCCCTTCTGATCCAGTTTCGCCAGGTCGCCATCCAGTCTGCTTTCACGCCCTTCTGGCCGGGCTGGGCACGCCAGTAATCCGCGAAGACGGCCGCGGCGCGGATCGGGCTGGCGTGCCCCTCGGAGCGTGCCCACGCCTCCCAGTCCGCCGGCAGGGTCCAGTCATCGGGCAACCGGCTGCCGCGCTTTGCCCTCGGCGCGGGCGGGCTGGCCGCCGGCTCTGGGATGTCGGCCTGGGGGGGCGATTCGCTTTCGACCGGTGCGGTCAGCACCAGCGGCGGTGGCTCGGCCACGGGGGGTGATTCGGCTCCATCGAGAAACTCAAGCCCGTCATCCGCGCCATCGCATCGGGGCGAGGGGCGACGCGCTGGCGACGCCTCCCCCAGAGCATAGCGATGGGGGAGAGGTTCGGGTTCGGGTAAGGGTTCGGGGTTTCGATAGGCTTTCGATAGGCTTTCGATAGCCTCTATCAGATCGGCGCTGCCGGCGGCATATTCGTTGCGCGCCAAATCCTTGAGTACGTTGAGTTTTTCCCGGCAATCCGGCAGTGCGAGCGCGGTCCTGATGACGCCCTTGGCGTGCTTTTCATTGGTCGGAGCGTCGTGCTCGAAGAATCCGACAATCCGCACTAGCCGCTCAGCCCTATCGTAGGCTATGAGATAGGCTATCGATAGGCTATCGATAGCCTTTTCCACCATCTCGCGATCCCACTGTAAATCCTCGGTCGCATACCCGGTCGGCAGCACGAAGGCGCCGCAGCTGGTGACGTGCGGACAGGTGTGCAGGTACAGATAGAACAGCCGCCACCGGTCGTCATCCAAGCTGCGGAATTTAGCGCTCGACGCCCATAGGCTGGTAGTGATCTTGCCATAGTCGCGCATGGTCAGGCGCTTCCTACCGTTTTGGTAACGAATTGGGCGAGCAAAGCCATCACCTAGCCACCCTCCCCACGCCGATCCGGGCGCGGCAGGGCACGCCGAGCACATGCAGGAAATCGATAAATTCATCGACGCTCCGGCACTCGAAGGTCACGCCGCCACACAGGATGACGCGGTCGCGGAACAGCTTCTGCTCATCGGTCAGGCCGTTCTTGCCGTATTTCATCTCGAAGGTGATCAGCCGGCCCCGCCAGAGCATCAGCAGGTCGTGGACGCCATTGACCATGCCCATGGCGGTCAGGATGCCCTGCTCCCAGCCCTTGCGGGTGCCGCGCTGGTTGGTGCTGGCCCACCAGAGCGGGCCGCCATCCTCGGGCGTCGGCACGGCGCTGCGCAGGATCTGCACGCAGGCGCGCTGAACTGCTTCCTCGGGGTACTGGCGGGATTTCTTTGCCGGTTTCTTTGCCGGGTAGCCGATGGGGATGGAGGTGTTCATTCGGCGGCCTCCCGCAGCACCTGCCGCACCATGTCGATCCGCTCACCTACCCAGCGGAATACCGGGACAGGCCAGCTATTGCCGATCATCTTGTAGCGCGGGCCATCGGGCATCATGCCGCCGCGCCAGGGTACCAGCGTCCAGTCATCCGGCATGCCCTGCAGGCGCTCGCATTCGCGGGGGGTGAGTCGGCGGACTTGCATGCCGGTCTGTATGTAATCGCCACCCTGATTTCCGCCGACTGGGCCGCCCGCCATCACTGGCTGCGCAACATCAACGGCCCGGGCCTTGTAATCCTTGCCGCTGTTCTGCGGCATGATCGACCAAGCAATGCAGGTTTCCTGTCCCTGATTCCGGCCTACAGGATGCGAGATATTGCCAGAGACATCCGGGTCTTGTGAGCCGTGGAAGGCGATGACGGGCGGGTGTTCGACCGCGACCAGCGGCGTGCCGCGACCCGTGCCATCCTCACTGGCGTCGAAGCCCTCGCCGCGAAGGGTGTGGGCGACGAGGTTGTCGCACCCATCACCCCGCCACACGGCCCCATTACTCGGAGGCCTGACCGCATGGGCGATGATCGTCGTCGTTTCCCAGTCCTGTCGTTTACCCTCGCCCGCTGTGTCACAGCGGGCGAGGGGGGCTGCGATGAGGTGACTATGCCCATGGTTTGCATCCTGCCCGCTGGCGCCCTGCAGCCGACCGTAGCTGGCGTCGAGTGTCGCAACCGTATCAGCGACCAACTGCCCGGCCAACGCCTCGTCAGCCCCTACCCGCCATCCGCCACCTGGCGAAGTGCCCGCAACAGCGCCGACGGTAGCTCCCGCCCGCGTTTCTCGGCTCGGCGCAGAATGCCGCGACAGGCTATGGCGCTCAAATAGTACCGCGGCGGGACCGGCCCAGTCTCCAGCACGTCCGACAAGGACGACACGGTTGCGGCGCTGTGGAACGCCGAAGTGCTGAGCGTCAGGAGTTCGGTAGGCGAACCCATAGCCGAGTTCTGAAAATCCGGCCAGGAAACAGGAGAACGCATGCGTTTCGTCTGCTTCGTAGCTGTCAGCGACCACGATTTCCGTCCCGTCTTCGGGTGCGTTATCACCCTCCAGGTCGATGTCCGGTGGACAGAGATCGGGAGCGTCGTGGGAAGTTGCTGAAAAAACGCCGGGGACGTTCTCCCAGACCACCCACTCGGGGCGATATCGGTCAATAATTGCAAGAAAGACAAGCGCGAGGTTGCCACGCGGGTCAGCCAGGCCATTTCTGAGGCCGGCGATGGAGAAGGATTGGCAGGGGGTTCCGCCAACAACGGCATCAAGTCGGACATCGGGCCACTCCTGGAAACGGGTCATGTCACCGAAATTCGGCGCACCAGTGCGCTCGACGGGCAGGTCGGAGACGTTATGGATTGCGCGCCAGCGGGCGGCGCGCTCCTTGGTTGACAGGCCCGGCGCGTCGGGGTCGGGCATGAACATCGGCCGGCCGCAGCCGAAGCGATGATGCAGCACATGGCAGGCGGCCGGGTCGATCTCGCTGTAGCCAGCCGCCTGCCAGCCCAGCGGACAGAAGGCCAGCGAGGCCGCCTCGACACCGGAGCAGATGGACAGGAACCGCATCACGCCACCTCAACCGTATGTTCGCCGCACCACTCATCCGGGCGCGTCGTGGGCCACCTGGTCTGCCAGCGCTCGTCGCGCTGCCCTGCGGCGGGCGATCCCCGCCGGCATTGCCCATATCGGGCACCGGCCTGTGTGGGGCCCTGCTCGACCCAGAACAGGCACGTCGCGCAGGCGATCTTTTCGCCGTCGATGGTCATGCGACCCCCAACTTCTCGAACATCGGCAGATCACACGCCGGCTCCGGCATGTCGCATTCCACGCGGCCCAGGGCCTCTCGCAGCCGCGCCCGCGCAATTTCCACAGAGTCTGGGTTCAACTCGATCAGGATGGCGTCGCGGCCAAGCTCCTGCGCGACCAGCGCGGTTGTGCCGGCCCCGCCGAAGGGGTCCAAAACCGTTGCGGGGATGGGCGCGTTTTCCGGGCAGGCGCAGGATGGCGACCAGCCGGTGGTTTGATGCTCATTGCGCCAGCCGGGCAGATGACCATCCTTCTGCCGGTTGCTGCCCTGGTCGCCCCGATCAGCGAGATGATCGCGCTCATCGACGACATTGGCGCGGACGCCTTTCGCTGTGCGGACAAGCTCGGTGGTTACCTTGCGCACCCACGGCGCCCCACAATGCGGGCAGACGCCGCGCGCGGAGGTTCCGGCAAGGATCGCCGGCCGCACGATGCTGGTGGGTGCCGTCGCGAAGTGAGCGCCGGGGAAAGGCTCCAGGGCGAGGGACCAGACGGAGCGCTTCTGTCGGGTGCCAGTATTGGCGAGCGCCAGCGATTGCAGGATTTCGTTCGGCCTGCGGCTGCGCGCCGATTGGCCGGGCTGCATAGCCTCATAAGCGTCCTGTTTCGCCCCACCCTTCTGCTCGTCAATGGTGGGCTGCGAATACCGCGCCTCGCTGCTTTCTGCGATTGGCTCCGATATCGCCACCCCGTCGAAATAATACCGCGCCCGCTTGGTCAGCAGGTACAGCATCTCATGGGCCGGCGTGGTCCTGTCCTTCACACTGGACGGCATCGGGTTCAGCTTGTGCCAGACGATTTCATCGCGCAGCCACCAGCCATCGGCCTGCAGGGCCAGCGCCAGCCGTGCAGGCAGCATGAGGCGCTGCTTCGGCTTCAATCCGCTGGCAGAGGCCGTATCGAAGGGCTTGTCGCGGAAGGTGCGGTCATCGGTGCCGGTCGCTTTCTGATCGGCGGCAGATCGGCCATTCTCCGACGAGCAATAGGCGTCGCCGATGTTCAGCCAGAGGGTGCCGTCCGGGCGCAGCACGCGCCGCACCTCGCGGAAGATTTCCACCTCGTGCTGCAGCCAGAGATCAAGCGATGGCTCAAGTCCGTGTTCGCCGCACCATGCGCCGCAGAGGGTGCATGTGTTCGACGTTGCGACAAACTGGGCCGCGCGCTGCGAGTGCATGGTGCCTTGAAGCGTTGACCGGCTTTCACCTGCCATTTTGTGGCGACGATCAATCCGACGATCAACACCAAACACATGCGCGCAGTCAGGATCACCGCCCCACACCTGCGGCTCTGTCTTGTCGTTACGCAACCCCCAGTAGGGCGGAGAGGTCCAAACCATGTGCACGCTGTCGGATGGCATCTCGCGCAGCCGGTCGAGCGTGTGGCCCAGGATGATGCGAGTCGTCACGACGCCGCCAGAAACCCGAGTTCATCAGCCGCCTCGACCGGGCGGCCCTTTTCGCGCAGGAAGGCCGGCCGAGGGTCGCCCTCATCCTTCGCCGCCAACTCATCCCCGAGCTGCTTCTGCGCCACCATCCAGCCGGCAACCCACTGCTTGCGGCGCGGATCGCCCGCCTCGAACGGGTTGCGGTTGGCCACCTCGCCACGCCGGAATGCGGCGGCCCCCATCTCGTGGGGATCTTCGGAAGGCTGGGGGGGGCTGCCTTGCGCCTCCGTATCCGCGCTTCGGTGCTTCTCGTCACCGGGCGCGTCGGCCCCTGGCGTTTGACGCGCATCGCTGCGCGCAGGCTGGCTTTGGCTATCCCGACGCCCCCCGGCGCCGGCATGGAGCGGGGCCGTGACGTTATTTGCCGCTGTTTCAGCCGGACGGAGGGCGAGTCCGTCGGCTGTGGCTTCAGGCTGCGAACCGGGTTCAGGGGCGGTCGCGCCTTCGCGGCTCTCCGTTCCGGCCGCTTCAGCGGCGGCCGGAAGGTCGTTCTTGGTGGCCTCCTTCGGGGCGGCTTCCTCGCGCACGTGCACCTGCACGTGCACGCGAGGGGCCGGATCATCGGCCTCGAAGCTGGGGATCATGCCCAGCGCGGCCATGTAGAGGTCCAGCAGGGTGTCGCGCTCCTGGCGGTCATTGCTCTCCAGCTTCCGGAGCTTGATGACCTCCTTCATGATCTTCACATCGAAGCCGGTGCCTTTGGCCTCGGCGTAGATGTCCGATTTGTCGGCGTTCATCGACTTAATCTCGGCCTCGATGTTCTCCAGACGCTCGATGAAGGAGCGCAACCGCTCCGAGGGAATGCCGCCGATATCAGACATGCCACGCCTCCAGTTTCGGTGTAGGCTCGCCGCCGTCATGGCAGGGCGAGATCAGGAAAAGACAATGCGCGCCGCGTTCGGCCGCCGGCTTCGGGCCGCGCGGATCGCGGCCGGCTACGAATCGGCTGCCGCCGCGGCATCGGTGATCGGGCTGGACGAAGTGCGCTACCGCGCCTACGAGCGGGGCGCGCGCGTGCCGGCCCTGGCCGCGCTGCTGGCCATCCAGCGCACGCTGGGCATATCGCTCGACTGGCTGCTCGTCGGGACCGGCGAGATACGCAAGCCGCGCGGGCCGAAGATGGGTGCTGGCGACGGGCATCGGGGCTAATTCTCCCCGACCGGCGGCACCAGGCGGGCCGCGAATTCAATGCATTCGGTGCCCAGCTCGCGGAACTCGGGTGCCAGCTCGCGGGCCTCGCGGTGATCGACGCGGCCATCGGCCAGCGCATCAGCCAGCTTGTGCAGGCGCGACGCCATGCGGGCCATGTGGGTCTGGCCACAGGCCTGCCCGGACGGCTCCAGCCGCCGCACGCCACCCAGGCCAGCATGCGACAGGACGTGGTTCGCAAAGGCCGGCGGCAGCACGGCCATGAGCCGAAGCATGTTGCACAGGCTCGGCGTCGAGCCCTGCATGTAGCTGTAGATCGTGCGCGCCGGGATATCCGCCGCCTCGGCCAGCGTCTCGGCGGAATAGCGCCGCCCCCGGCCGATGAAAAGCTGCAGCGCGTCACCAAACAATGTCGCAGCATCCTGCAACTCAAGGTGTTGGATCGTCATAGCGTTCGCCCTCCGCGTGACAGATTGTCACCCCATGGAATCGATCAGCGACATCGCGACCCGAATACTGCTGCGGCTGGAGCGGCCACACAGGGAGGCAGAAACACCCCGCTCCATCGGCGTGCCGGCGCGAAGGGGCAAACCCCCTGTCGTGCCGGCAACACCGTCGCCGGTCAGGCGGCCAGGTCGCTCCCGGCCGGGATGGCTGGATAAAAGTCGGCCGGGGTCAGGTATCCATCGGTCGCCCGGCAGATGCGCTCCATGACGGAGCTGCGCGGCAACCGCTCACCGGTTTCGTAGCGATGGATAGACACGCCCGCGACGCCGACCTTTCCCCCCATCTCGACAAGGGTGAGGCCGTTTTCGAGCCGATATCGTCTGAGTTTCGTGCACATAGTGGTAAGGACCATACCAGATTGGAAATTCACGGCAATAGGAAACTTACCAATCTGGTAATGGCGCGGCGGGCTGCGGATGATAATAATGCGCCCATGGAGCAGCCGAACCACCCCAACCGAATTGCCGATCTGCGGCAGCGCGCCGGACTCACCCAGGCGGAGCTGGCGGATCGCGCTAACACTAGTGAACCGCAGATAAACAGACTGGAGAACGGCAAGCGGCGCCTCACCGAGGAATGGCGGGAGAGGCTGGCGCGGGCCCTGAAAGTTGAACCGGCGGACCTGCTCTCAACAAGTAGTGTTGATTTATATGAAAAGTCTGTAAAATTCCCTCAATTAGACCAGCAGTCAGTCATCATCAAAGAACTCGACATGGGTCTGGGGGCGGGCGGCGGTGGGGATCTGCGTACCTATTTCGATGACGAGGGTGGATTGCCGGAGGATTCGCCCGCCGTCAGCAGGTGGGCTGTGAGCAAGCGCTTCCTGGGCGCCATACCCGGCCATCCGGCGGCCGGCGATCTGTATATCTTCGAGGTGGTGGGGCACAGCGCCGAGCCGGTCTTCATGCCCGGCACCCGTGTACTGGTGAATTCCGCCGACCGCTGGCCCTCTCCGCCCGGCCCCTTTGTGGTCTGGGATGGATTCAGCCTGGTGATCAAGATGGTGGAATTCGTTCCCCACAGCGATCCGCCCACGGTTCGGCTGGTTTCGGCCAATTCGATCTACCAGACCTACGAGCGCGCGCTGGGCGAGGCCTATATTCAGGGGCGCGTGACCGGTTCGTGGAAATGGACCTAACGCCTTAAATTCATTCGCACTTTAAAAACCCGCCCCGGACCAGAAATCCGGCGGCGGGTTTTTTTATTCACGAACTTACCATTTTGGTATTGACGATACTTGCCAGATTGGTAGGATTTGCCCGTCAGACTTACCAACCTGCGGCATGTCTGATGACGCCTTGGGGCGTTTCCTCCCAAAACTGGCCGGGTCATTGCGACCCGGCCCCTTTTTCGGGAAATGGGGCAGATCGGCAATGTACCCTTACACCACGAACGAACTTTACTGCATGTATGACGGGCCGGTTCCGGCCGAGGCCATGCAGGCAGCCCGGCGCCTTGAGGCGCTGCCGCGCGAACAGCGCATCGAAATTCTCGCCCGCTATGAGCTGGACCGCCTGATGGCCGGTCACGCTTACGAGCACCGGGAGTGCGTGCGGCTGGCGACGCGCAAGGAGGGCGAGACGCCCGAGCAGACGGCGCGTCGCCGCGAGATGCTGGACGACCGCCGCAAGCGCCGGACCTATGCATGGCAGGTCATGGAGGCCGGCAAGAAGGCGCTCGCTGACGCCGTCGCGGCCCGGGAGGCCGCCGGCCTGCCCCGCGCTGACTGGGACCAGGCCACCGGTGCGCCCGTCGTGCGCGATGCGGGGAGTGCGGCAGCATGAGCGCTATCAACGTGCGGTTCAGCATCCTGAACAATATGCAGTGGTCTTTCGCTCCGGCGCCCCATGACGCGGAGCCTGGCCTGCAGCCGGATCGCACGCTGGTCTATCGCGTGATCAACGTGCCGCCCGGCATCGATCCGGCCGTCATCGTCGATCTGGTGGCCACCGTGCCCACCCGGCACTTCATCAACACGCACGCCGAGTTGCGGTCATATCGTGGCCAGCTGCTCGACGTGGCGGCTTGAGAGGCAGCGACATGCTCGCGACCAGCCCCTATCTCAATCGCCCGTTGCGCAGCGAGGCGCAGGCGCGGGCCGACGCAGACAAGAGCGCGGATATCCTGCCCTGGCGCTGGGAGCGCGTGCGCTGGCGGCTGTTGCCGCTGTCGAACGCCCTGCGCACCTTCCATGAGGCCGTGGCTATCGCCGAAGCCGAGACACCACACCCGCAGCGCCAGATGGCCCGCCAGGTGCTGCGCGGGCTGCGCGATCACTCCCCCCTATACCGAGATCGCCGGAGGGGCCGCCGAGACACTGGCGCTGCACTTTGGCGAAAACTGCAACAGAAACCCCGACCCGGAGGCTGCATAACATGCCTAAGAAAACATCTGCCACTGCGGTAAAGGCCGCACCTATTGCGGCGATCAAGGGCTTCAACCGCGACCTGACGTGTCGCGACTATCAGTTCCGCGTCGGCGAGACCTTCAAGTCCGACAGCAAGCCCGTGCGGTGTGGTGAAGGGGGATTCCACGCCATCGAGGGCCATCCGCTGGAGGTGTTCGGGTACTACCCGCCAGCCACAAGCGTCTATCACGAAGTCCTTTGTGCCGGCTCCATCGCCCGCGACGACACGGACAGCAAGATCGCCTGCGCCGAGATCACCATCCGGGCCGAGGTCAAGCTGCCAGACCTGGTCGCGCGCGCCGTGAAATGGGTGTTCGACCGCGCGGATTGGCAGAATGGCCCCGTAGCGACGGGCAAAAACGAAGGCGCCACGGCGAGCGGCACTCGGGGCGCGGCCACGGCGAGCGGCGATCAGGGCGCGGCCACGGCGAGCGGCTATCAGGGCGCGGCCACGGCGAGCGGCTATCAGGGCGCGGCCACGGCGAGCGGCNCT